TAAATAAACTAAAAACTGCATTGCTTGAGTCAGTTAATGTTACTGTTATTGTGTCTGCATTGCCACTATCTTCAGACACAAGAATAGAATTTATAACAGATGCATTAAAATCTGCTGTTGTAGGTGCTGTGTACAATGTAGTTAAATTAGTAGTTGTTAAATCTACTTTTGCATTTGTAAGACCTTGTACATACTGTGGTATACTTACAACTAACATTATCTTCTTCCATCTGGGACTATATTAATTTGTGGCGATCCTAACTTAAATTTTGTGCCAAGCTCTGTTGATTCTACTCTAAGAGCAAATGTTCTGCCTCTTACTCTTACATCTAACTTTTCTGTGTAAACTTCTACAGGTGTTGTAGCGGTTCTTTGTGTTGTATTGCTATCATCTGTTTGTGTAAAACCTGAACCAGAATGAGTTCTAGCTTTAATAGTAAAGTCTACAGTTGGATTTATAGATGTTGAACCACTAAAATTTACATCTGGTATTATTCTATTAATAAAAGAAAGCCTACCTGCATCACCTAATGACATAGGTGCTGACTCAACAAATGCTGTCATCGCTGATCCATCATCATCAAAACCTGTCTCATGGTTGTATAGATATTGATCTCCAGTAGATACTGGCAACGTTCTAATACCTCTGTCAAGCCAAGCCTGTCTTTCTAAAGTTCCAAAATACCAAACATTTTCTAAATAATTATATGTAATATATCTATCAATTTCAGTACTACTAGCGCTAGGATAAAACCATATTATCTCACTAAACTCAGAGTTTACACCTGAATGTACTTTATCTTTCTCTTCAAAGTTAAAATCTAAAAATACTTTATCTTTAACACTACATGGTATTTGTTGTGTCTGTCCTGTGTACATATAAAATGTATCTACACCCATCCAGTAAACACTATCGTCAACAGCTATAGCTGCTGCAGGACTCATTATAGTTATATTCTTAGAAAGCTCTTTTATACCAAATGTAAATGGTGGACCAATAAATCTCATGGAATGTAAGCTCTTATTAGTAAAAACTAATATTTGTTCTTTTGTTTCTATTGCCTGCATAAACTCAGAGCCACCGCCAAGTCTTATATCACCCGCTGTATTTGTAGTTGTAGGAAACCAATCTACAGGATTTTCTTGAGATGAGAATCTAATTAATAATGGATCTTGAACACCATTACCTTGTGTTGCACTTGTACTTGCACCTAATCCATCACAGCCAAAGGCTATTACATGCCTATCACTATCTGATACTATTATCTGTTTGCATATCTGTGGCACACTTCTTTGACCTGTGTATGTACTACTAGCACTTAATTCTACTGCTCTAGCAGCTAAACCACCTGTTCTGTCCCAATAAAATAATCCACCATCTCTTGGATTAAGCAGTAAATCTTCACCAAAGTTATCATGTGACCAAAGTCTTATTTGCGCACCCGGAACTGTAATTGATGCGGCACTACCCCAACCAACAAAATCATCTGTAGGTAATGCGTTACCTTTTGCTAATCTAACCAATGTATTATCTGCATGAGTTGCAGCATCTGTACCACTATGACCACGAGTGACTGTCATTGTATTATCATCGCCAGTTGCTGATATCAACATAAGCTCATCATCAACTAAAATAACATCGCCTTCTGTATTCATTCCAGTTTCATCATCTACATCAACAGCAGTTTCACTAGCATCTAATGCTTCATTAAGCTGAGTAGATAAAGCGCTACTTGTTGTACCGCTCCACTGACCAGCACCCCAACCTGTACCACCAACAGTAGTGTTTAATCCTGTGTTTAATTGATAGGCACCTACAACGCTTGAGCCACCATTACTTGTATCTGATCCATTAGCTGTTGCTGTTGCTGTTATTGTGTATGTATTAGAACTTATTAAAGATACAATCTTATATTCAGCATTTAACACCGCAGCAGTTATATTGCCGCCTAATGATGCAGCACCAGAGAATGTAACAAAATCATTTTGATTTGCTCCATGAGCAGGGTCTGTAACTGTTATAGTTGCTGAACCATTTGTTGCTGCAAACGTAACATCACCAGCACTTGTAGTATTTCTAATAGGAGTTATATCATTAAATGCCTGTCCCTCTTCTATATAATACTTAAGCTCTGTTCCTAAACCTAAAAAATCAGATCCATCAAGAGCAATCCAGTTATGTAATCTTCTTGCAGAGCCTTGAAATACATCGTTACTATATTTTGTCCAGCCACCCATTTTTTCAGGATAACCAAGTCTGAATCTTATTTTATCACAATCAACAAAACCACCTTCATTACTATACGGTGTTATATCTGATGTTATACCTGATTTAAAATTTAACTTGTTTAAAGGCATTATGCTGTACCTCCAGTTCTGGTCCCACTGCCACTCTCTGTTACATTACTAAATCCTTGTATTGATTTACCTGATGCTCCACCAGATGAACCACTTGTACCGTTAGTTGGTGCTGAAGATGGAAAACTTATTGATGTACCACTACCATTGCCACCAGAAGAACCAGAAGAACCCGCTGATCCAAAAGCACCTCCTGCTCCGCCATTGCCACCAGATCCTGCATTATTTGAACCAGATGAACCGCTACCTGCAGATCCCGCAGATTGATTAAACCCTTGACCTACACCACCTGACCCACCAGATGCGCCTGTAGAAATTGCTGTACAGACGCCAGAAACTGTCATGATTAAAGTATTATAATAATAATCTTTACCATTTGATGTAGTTCCATAAGCAGTAAAATATGTTGTAGTTGATGCAGTAATATTAGCAGAACCACTATTTGAAAAAGAACTTCCAGCACTTGATGTACTTGTACTTACTGATATAGTTGGTGTTCCATATCCACTACCATAAGTACTAGTAATACTAGCAGTAACCGTATAAATACCAGTTTGATTTGTTTGTGCAGAAACATATATTGGGCCTCTATTAGCACACGCTCCAGATAAACCTGTTCCTGCGCCACCCAAAGCATTGAAATCAAACTGTGATGGATTAATACCTCTATTAAATTGCGCTCCAATACCACCCCATTTTCTATTTTCTACAACTGTGCCTACGCCACCATCTAAGTTACCAGCGCTTGTGTAAATAGAATTTAACCAACTTGGTTTATTATTTTGTGGAGTAGAAGTGCCGCCACCACCTTCATCTACTAAGTTAGAGAATGTAGCATTTGCTGTAAATACTCCATTACCACCAGTACCTCCAGCACCACCTCCACCGCCACCACCTTTTATTGTGCCATTATTTACGAGAGTAACAGAAACACTGCCATCAACTTGTAAGGCATTACCACCTGCTGATCCTGCCGCACCACCAGCACCTTCTATGCTACCATTGTTAGTTATGGTAATTGTGCCTGCTCCAGTGCTGTCTATCTTCAATGCAGGTGCAGAAGTGCTTGTAGCTCCTATTGTTTGCGAAGAATTAATAACTATTTGCTTTGGATAATTTACTGCAAAGTCATCACCAAAAACACCTACACCACTTTGATCTGTATCAGTAGATGAGTATGTTTTTCTAAATGCTCTAGTCTGTCCATAAAAATCATTTACTGATAACGAACTATTGTTTGCACTAGTAGGTACATCAGCAGACAAATTAGTTGCTGTATTATTTGCAGCATTTGCTCTAACTAATGAGCCACCTCTATAATAATCATTCAATACAATAGGATCAGATGAACCATTGTTATATTCATCTCTTAAATTAGCTAATGATATTGTACCACTAGATTGTAGTGTCATTATAAACTTGTTCCAAACGCTGTTACATTATTAGCAGATGTTACTGCACCATTAGAGCCTAGCTTAAATACTGTTGTGCCATTATATTTGAATAATAATTCATTATCACCAGTATCTAGTGATATTGCCCATTTACTTGATCCAAATAATATTGCGTTACCATTAGTGTCCAAATTTCCTCCAAGCTGGGGAGTCGGATCAGCAACTAAATCAGTTGGTGCAATAGATGATACATTAGCATTACTACCTGTGCCGTCAGCAAATAGTATTGCCGTTAATCCAGTTGCAACCGCAACTGTGCTACCACTACCACCACCTTGTTTTACTGTGGCTGTTTGACCACTGCTATTTTTAATAAAATACCATTTTTGTTGATCGTTGGGAGATATTGTTAAATCAAAACCAGATCCCGGTGAGCCTGCTAATATTACAATTTTAAACTGTCCATTAGACAAAGTTCCATCAGTTGTAGATAATGTTGTGTTACCTGTAATAGTTAATGTGACAGAACCATTCAAAGCTCTATCTATTATATCAAAATTATTATTTGTGGTTGTACCCCAAGCACCCGCTTGTTCACCAGAGCCAATCTTTTCTATTCCTGTGTTTGATGTATATGTACTTGCCATGTTTACCTCACTGTATCTCTGTCCAAGTTTCCGTACCAGACGGAGTTATTTCTGTATATGTCTCTGTACCACTAGGTGTTATCTCTGTAAAAGTTTCCTCTGTTGCTCCAGCATTTACTTCTATAAACATTATATCTCCGGATGTAGTTTTTGTAAAATTTAAATCTGCTGATGCTGATGTTATAGCTATTAATGTACCATCTGATGTTTGAGTAAAATTACCTATTAAATCTATTGCAGTAACATCTAATCTATTCGCTGCTGTAGTCTGTGTAAAGGCCCCACTTAAATCAGCAGACGTAATACCTATAAACGTACCAGTAGATGTTTGTGTGAAGTTACCATCCATCGTTGCAACACCTGCAAGTATACCAACACCTACAGAAGTCTTAGATGCAACACCACTCAACTCTGCACTAGCAGCTAATAAATTACCTCCTACATCGGCAATAGCAGCTTCGGCAATGGATGAGTGACCTAACATTTTATCTCCTATATAACTGAAATAATAAAGGCTAGTAACTCACTATACCTTACACCTAATCTTGTCTTACTTGTGTAGCCTTCAGTTGCTTCTTGTTTGGTATCTATGTATGTATAAGCATCTCTTGCTTCTACTGCTCTTGTGATTAGAGTGCCTTCTTCATCAATAACTTCTTCAACTGCTTCTACGGCATCTACAGATATTTCTTTTTCCCACCAAGTATCAGAACAAAACATTGCATACTTAGTTGCATCTAAACTTTCGGCTGTAAAAGCATCTTCTAAATCTTGTGCTATAATTCCAAAGTGAGTTCTTGCCTTATCACCTTTTTCTGCAACACTAGATTTCCATCTGTATTTTCTTAAAAGACCTTTAGCAACTACAGCAACCCTTTTTTCTGCATCTGTTAATTCTTCTATGTCTTGCTTTTCATTTTTATCTGAGGTGGTAATAGATGTATTTGTAGCAAATATGTCATCAAACCTAACTCCCCCATAACCTAAATCAACAGCATCATCTCTATTTCCACCAGTTCCAATATTAAAAGGCATAATAGAGTCATTACCAGCATCAAACTTTAAAGCCGTATCACCAGCACCTACACATAACCTACCAGCAAATACACTCATTGAACCAACGGCACTATTATCACTATATAATCCAAATATTTCACCATCATTTGTAAGTCTATTTGCAACTAAAGGTGTGCCACCTGACCTTGTTGCTACTGTTTCACCAGAACTTTGCTCAACTTGAAACCCAGCAGTTTGAAAGTTATGGGCAGTTTTTTTCACCAAAAAGTTGCCGCCTGCACCATCTATCATCATAGACGTTCTTGTACCATCACTTCCAACTTGTTCAAATTTCATATTAGTTTGTGTTGAAGATAAAGCTACATTTGATCTGTGTACTTGTATTCCTAGCCAACCAAAAGTAGCAAATTGATTAGTATCATCACTACCTCTTTGTAACCTCAATCTTTGATTAACTGTTGTACCACTTCCTGCATCTATTTGATATGAAGGAGAATTTGTACCTATTCCTACTCGGTCATTACCACCATCAACAAAAAGCATATTGGCATTGCCATTTGATTCAACACGAAAGTCTAAGTCCTTACTGTTATTATTAAATATAGTTTCAGTGCCATCAGATTCCATCACTCCTGCAACATCACCTGCAATAATATTTTGAATTATTATTCTGCCATCTTCTGTGCCATCACTTGCATCTGTAATTCTTGATTGAATGTTTCCATATTCTACAGTTTGATTAGCATCATTTCTTCCCTTAAATGTAAATTTACCAACTCTATCTGAATCAGCAGGACTGCTTGAGTTTCTATCTAATAAAATTTCAGGACCTGCATTGGCATCTGCATCAGTTGATGTCAAAGTTAACTGTTCTGTATTATCAGCAGTACTTATAGTTGTACCATCTAATATGGTAGCACCTGCTCCTAATAGTTTTGCTAGATCACTGGCTCTGGTCATCCTTTACCTCTTTGTCTTTTAATAATG